ACCTGCTTCCGAAGAAGTTGTTAACGCAGTCTGAACTGTGTCGTTGTTGTAAAGGTCAATGGTCAAGGTTCCACTTGCACCTGCCGTACTGTGGTCTGCGATTGTAAAAATCTGACCCTGACCAGCATCGTCGTTAATGAAAACGTAGCCATCTACATAGTCGCCACGAGTTCTAAAGTCACCTGTGTACTTACCGCTGCCAGTAATAGCAGTAGTAGAGTTGGTGAGTTTGATCTGGTTTGCACCAGCAGCAGCAGCTTCAGCAACAGCTAAGTCTGTTAGATGCCCTGATGCTGTTTGTGAACCCATTGTTACTTTACCAGCCGTAATAGCTTCGGCTGCGTAAGAGTAATAAAAGACCCGCCCATCGTTATAAGTCATCTTTGTGCCAAGACGATGCTTCTGCGTCGTAGTGGCGGTTTTGTCATATCCGGGTGAACCAGATACTTCGGTTGGAAATGCCATAAGAATTTACCTCGTATTAACTTTTACAGGCTCTTTTTTAGTCCTGCGATTACCGATGTTAGAGGACTCGGTTATCGTTACATCCTTTTTTTCAGTCACATCAGGAGGACTCCTGAGGAAACCTCGCTCTAAGTATACTGCTTCATATGAAACAGGAAGATTAGGACATTCAATCCATTCGTCCGAATCAGCTTCATATTTCCAATAAGAGCGTTTTACAACGCCCCTTACAGTCATACTTTGTAAGCCAGATTTAACCACAAGAGCCTCCTAATAAAACTAACTATGCGCTAGTTGATGGGTTTCCGATTTCGTACTGGATTGCAGCACCACGGGTGTCATCAACTTCAAACACTGCGTAATCTTCAGTGACAACTACTTCATGCGCTCGCAGGGAAATGTCCCGATCACGCTCTTCTCGCCTTGCCCTTGCAGCAAGATGACCCATAGCTGTCTTGTCAGCAATAACTCCATAACCAGAGTTATCGGTTACAGTTTGAATGTTTCCATCCTCAAAGAACGGAACGCCTGAAAGCTTAATGCCTGTCCAGTAATCTTTTACTGCTGGCTTATTGAAAGCGTCAGGGAGTGGGTAGGTAGCAAGAGTGTTACCTACATCAGTTGCCAACTTCCAAAGAGCATTAGGGTGGTGTACGACATAAATGTCGTTACCAAACTGATCTGCCTTTGCGGTAGCAATAATTGCCGATGCGTTAGCGAGGGTAAAGTTTGCGTTGTCAGCACCAAGTTTCACAGCCCCGTTTAGGGTTGGAAACAAAGCAATGATGTCTGTGTCCTTTTTGCGCGCCATTGCTTCACCCATCTGGCGACCAATGATCTTGAACACATCTTCGTTGTTCTGCTGGAGGAGGGTGTCGGTAATAATTACCTTCAGTCCTACTTCAGCGGTAGTAGCGGTGACAGTTGATACATCAATGTCCTCGCTGTCGATCATGTCACGACCTTCTACCAAGTCCTCGGCATCCATCTGCCCGACTTTTGGAATCGTGAGTTGATACTCACCCTTTTTGAGATTGAACTTTTCAATAAGTCCAACCATCGGTGCATTATGCTCTTCGGTATATCTAGCCGAAGTAAGCATAATACGCGACATATTTTGTAAGTTACCAGATGTACTGGTCTGTACAGAAGCCATGTTTTATACCTCAGTCGAAAATGGTAAGTCCTAGCTTCTGAGAAGCAGAACGAGCCATATCTGTTGTTACCGCAGGATCTCCTGCGTTATATCGGTCTAAAACAGCCGAAGCGTCGGAAGGGGCAACATCGGAAGCTGGAGTCGCTGATCCATATTGCTGAGAAGGAGTTACACCCTGCAGCCGACCCTCAAGATCTTTTATTCTCTTAAGGCTCTTAGCATGGCGTTCCATCTCTGCTGGATTGCTAACTTCCTGTAGTTCCGAAAAGGGAATACCGTACTGCGAAGCAAGCTCATAAGCCCTAGCAAGCTGTGTCCTAGAGTTTATCTCTGACGTTTGCTGCTGGTTCTGACGTTGTTGATGCTGCACCTGCAAATTCGATATATAGGCTTCTTTTGCAAGACCAGCCTGTTCATTCGCCATTTGCTGTGCAGTTACGTCATCTATTCCTTGCTGTAAAAGTTGATCCCTCTTCTGTTGAGCGTATTGAGCTACTTCTACATCAAGATTTTTTAAGCTTTCCTTTGCCTGTACCTCGTCCCTCGCTTGCCTTTCCGTACTAAGCTGTTTTTCTAGCTCAGCCATTTTTTTGTCCGTAGCAGATTGGTATCTTCTGAACGCAGGACTATTTACTATGTCTGAGCCATCTGACTGAGCTTCCGTCGGGCTTTCTCCAACCTGAATATCTCCGTCATCAACACCAACACCTACTTCCGTAACTTCCTCGAACTCATTTTGAGGTTCATCAAAGGTAGTTACATCTTCCGTAGGAGAGTCAATGCTAACGGTTGTCGGATCTACTACAGATTCGTTTAGCGGTTCTTGTCTCTCAGTTGTCATTCAATTCTCCAGTTACGCAACACCTGTTAGATGGGGCGTAACGATTGTTTAGGTTGCTACATAATAAAGGGAACTAGTTAACTCTTTCAAGTATCCCACGGGTAATTTCGATTTGTTCTGGTGCTGTTGGGATTGCTGCCCTACCCTCTGAAAGCCGTTTCCTTGCTTCGTTGGAGTAAATTATATTTTTAGCGACAGCATAGTATGAATCTGCGAGATCCATCGGGTCGTCTACAGCCCATTCTTCCGGTACAGGTCTTCCTTGTTGCTTGAGAATAGCTCTTTGAATCGCCCTGTCACTTGCCTTTTTAACGTTCTTCTTACCTGACGCTTTTTGTAGTTTAAACAGGGAGCTTGGAACCATGAAGTTTGTTTTATTTGCCAGAATATAATCTCGTTGCTTCGATGTTAGCCCTGCCATGAACCTTAACTTTTTCTGCTCTATCTCTTCATCAGATAAGGTTGACTGCCCCTCTGGTCCGTAAACTTCACTAAGCAAATCGTAGTAATCATTTTGCCCTTTTTTCAACGGATCAGTTTCAGGTTGTTCGTCTTCGCTGTTTTTGAAGTAACCCATACGTAAGCCTTGAAGGTTAAGGTCTGCTGTATCCATCGCTCGGTAAACACGCGAAGCTTTAACTCCCATAGGTTCAGTACCACCCATAATCTTTTCTATTAGTTCATACTGTTCAAGCTCTAGCTGGTACGATTGTTGAGTGTAATCACTAGGCTGGAATTTCCCGCCTTCGTAGAAAAGACGGTTGATGTATTTCTGCTCGTAGGGATATAAGTCTTCGTAACTCTGACCTACTACCTCTCTCGCCAGATCGTCCTTATCGGGGTATACGTTTACATTTAATCCGCCTACTGCACCAGCACCAAGCAAGGCTAGCGTTGGACCGCCATCCATTTCTTCAGAAGCCTCCAAGATTTGTTGGGTCATCAACGGTAAGAAGTCTTGATAATGCGTGGACTGCCCCGGAATAAACATCTCTCTTCCAGTTACTTCTTCTCCAAAGTAATTATTCCCTGAAATCAGTCCTGTTGCAGAAGCACCAAGAGGGCTTAGTTTAGCTCTCATAAAGTTTCCGATCTGGCGACCGACATCTGCATCAAACTCTGTGCCAGTCGTGGTAACTTCCTTTCTTGCAACTGTTCCGTAGGAAGCCCTTGCTATAAACCTCCATACAGAACCAAGTCCCATCGTGAGGTCTATGTTTATTTTGCCTGAACCCTGCTCACCAGATACGAAGTTTGTTCCCTCGTTGGATGCCTTTAAGAAGCTAGACTTTCTCCAATCTGTCTCAATCCTGAACCCGTTGAGGTAAAGCAACGTCCCGATCCCACCAAGAACCCCGAAGGTGCGAGTTAAGTCTTGGGCTATCTGCTTACTTGCATACATCCCTTTTCCGGCATGTGCTTCTTTCCCTACAGTTTTTACAACTGAATATGGAACCTGCACTCTGGATGCCATCCATCGAGGCGCAAGGAGTACGGTAGCTAGTTCTGGAGCCATGTTTGAAAGCTTGCCAAGATCTCCCCTGCCCGTAGCTTTGTTTAAGAAATCTGCATAGTTTTTAATGGCTGCATCTCTTGCAGCATCATCAATCCCACTCTTGACAAGCTTGGCGTTAAAGTCCCTGAGCATCGAATACCTCATCTTATTAAGGTATAAGTTATGGAACCTTTCACCTGACTTGAACGGGTAGGCTATTGTTCTCCCTAGATGGGTAATGCCTGTTTTTGTAAACGCCGGATGAGCATTTTGCACACCCGCCAGCCTGAAGATATTAAACATAAATCCTTCCTCTCTTTTAGAGAGGGGACCGTCTAATTCCGAAATGAAGATACCTGTCTTTGTCGTTAGGTAGTCGTAGTCAGGATCTCGTTTTATCTGATCCATCTGAGCTTTATACTTGCCCTCGCTAAGCGTTCCCTTTAAGGACTTGCCTAGGTCTACGAACCCACCTTTTGTGGTAAACCTTCCAAGCAGCAAGCCTCCCTGATTGAAGATTGCTCCTGCATCAATAGAAAGGAGTAGCTGTCTGGGAACATTGAAGAACGTAATAATAATTCCCCTAACAATCTGCGCTCTTGTCAGAGGAGATTCATTGCGGAGAACTGTGTCTAAACCAAGTGCTTGCTCTACTAGGTTTTGCTCCCTAGGCGTAAGACCTTCTGCCCTGAATACCTTTTTAGTTCCAGCCATTCCTTTGAGTGCCGGAGCTTTTTGAGCTACTTCTGTAAATGCTGCAGTTCCCACTCTAGCAGTTTCAATCCCAAGGAATTTATTAATTGCGATTGTAAAGTCACTTCTGTCGAAAACTTTACTTGGGTATAACTCTTTGAGTCTTGCAACTCCATGATCTAATAAAGCCTGAACTTCTACAGGGTGCATCTCGATCGGCTTGTAGCCAGATTTAACTGAATCCGACAACGACTTCGCTATCATGCTTTGCTTTTCTAGCTCTGTCTGAGTTATTTTTCCTGCTGCATATTTATCTTCAGCATCGTGCATAATCGCAGCAGATTTTTGTCTAGCTTTATGTATGTCTTCTTCCCGTGACTTAAGATACTCACGGTAGTCTTTTTGTTTAAGCTTCGCGCCAATTCGTTCTGATACTGATTCAGCTAATACCCTTTTACCTTCTGGTGTAATTTCTCCAGTAACAGTCCTAAACTCTCCGGTCGTATCCGTAAGGACGTTATCAAGAAGTTCTTTGTTCAACGGCTCTCGGATGCCCGGACCAAAGTAGTCTTCATATTTGAAGCTGCTAGGGACAATGTTTTTACCGTCTGTCTTGCCTGTGGATATAACTTGTCCGGCTTCAGTTTTCCTTTGGACATCTAATATCTCAGCCCCTGCCTGAACAGGATTTTCTACTGCTCTAGGGTTGGCTGCAATGTTCTGCTCATCCAGTTGTTTACGCATCTGGTTCAAGCCTTCATTAAACCTGTCTACCCCAGATTTAACTTCATTGCCATAGCGAGATTTCTCTACCCCTAACTCTCCGGTTCTAACAGTATTTTCTATATCCGGGGCTTTAGGGTTCCTCTTCTTCCAAGCAGCAGCTTGCTCAGGAGTGTTCTGTATTCCCTTAAGCTTTACAAACGCATAGTTGTTCTGTATTACCTCATCAGGTCCAACAAGAAGGTTAACCCTGTGAGGGCTTCCGCCCATAACGGCACCACCAACTTCTGTTAGTTGGTGAACGTCACTTTTTATATACCAGTTGTTGAATGTATCTAACCATTTGTTCGTAACCTTAACAGCAGCACCTCTCTCTTCGTCGTAAGACGAAACAGGCATCTTTATAGCATTGATTTCTGTGTCTATCTGCCCCCTTACCAGACCGTGCATACGCTCATGCACTTGCCTGTTACGCATTGAGAAAAGAACTTCATCTGCAACTGCAGCAACCTCACTAAGATCAGCGAAGTCCCGCACATGCTTTGTGGCAGCAAATTCATTGACTAACTCATCAGACAGACCTTTTGAGCGAGAGCCAGCATTATTTCGTGATGCACTTTTCATCACTTCAAAAACATGCTGGTTTCCTACGTCCAGCATTAGGTCATCGGTGTTAAAGAAAAACTGGGTATTGATTTCGTCGTCAATAAGGTTGTAGGTATCTGCGTCTAGCTGCTCTACTTTGAGTAAAGCTTGTTGGCTCTCAAGAGCTTCTACCTGTAAACGAGTTGCCCTCAAAGCAGATGTTCGGGCAAGCTGATCGTCTAGACTCAGCCTGTTCCAAGTCCCTATCTTTTTTGACGTATCTATCTCATCAGCTACGGTTCTTGCTGTTGCCTTTATTGACGCTGCAGTAATCATAGTTTGGTGAAGTTCGCCTGTATAATCAGGATCTGCCCTCAATACCTCTCGCAAGTGATCTCCTGTGGTAGCTTCGGTCAGCGCATATTCCCTGTCTAGTGCAGCCTGTGCCTCGCCTAGTTCAGATTCAAGTCCGAAATGATGCCTTCTCCCGTAAGCGGTTCTAAATCTCCAGTTATTTACCTCATCTGTGTAAGCCTCTAGGAAGTTTTTATAAAGCCTCCTAGATGCGTTTTCCCCAAACGTAGCTTCGAGTCCTTTGAAGGAATTTTTCGCTGATGTTAATTTAGTTACCGCACTATTAAAATCCGAAAGTAAAGCTTTCGCTTCGGGATTTGGATTCCAGTCCCTGTGCAGGATATGCTTGCTAGTATCAGGGTGACTTATATAGCTGTTTTTACGGTTGTATTCGAGAAGCGCACTCTTGTTTAGCTTAGCCCATTCATCATCAGCAAAGACGGTTTCAAAGTACCGTAGTCCTACAGGATCAGAAGATCCAAACCCTTCCAGTGACATAGTTTTTGACTCTGGCACAAGGGAGTAAAAAGCTTGAACCCTTGCTGGCGCAGAACCTTCCCAACCACCACCTATAAATCTATTAACAGCATACGACCCGCCAACAACATCCCAGTCATCTATATATTTTCCGGGTCCCAGAAGCCCGTTAAAGTGATTAGATAATATGTGATGGAAATCCTGTCCGTAGTCTTCAGATACGCCAGTATAGAAAACAATAGGCTCACCAGCCTCGTTCTTGAAAGCGCCTTCTTGAACTCTTCTTAGCAACTCAGGCGTTTCGTTAACAAGTTCAAGCCTCCCCCTAACTTCAGGAGTTATATCATGGATTGCTGCAACCTTAGTATTTGGATTTCTTAACACATCTACTAATGCACGACGGAGTTGGTCAACCCTTGTGAAATAATCTTCCTTAGGTATCGTTCCTTCCATTACCTGCGTGTAAAGCTTTTCGTAAGATGGACTCGTAAAAATTTCTCGCGCCAACGGCAGGTAGCGCGCATTAGTTCCATCGAAGAAGTGAGGAACATCTGAGTCCACTAGATCCCCTATTATTTCATCTTGGTATTTAGTAAGTATCTCTCTTTTACCGCCTAGGAAGTAGTCAGCCATTGCTCTGATAGCAAGGGCTTCAGCGTTTGTTCGCTTAGCAAATTCCCTTGCTAGGTAGGTTAATTGCTGAGGGGCAATTTTCTTATCTACATAGATCTTCCCTTGAGCTATCTCCTCTATTACCGACCTAAAAGAATTTACTATTTTTTCTTCGTGATCATTTCGGGGTGTTGCAATGCCGTGCGGGGTAGGTGTTGCTGCTCTGAGTAATTTAAAGGACTCGTCTAATCCAACGCTTGTAGCTTGCCAGATAATTGCATCATCATAGATCCCCATTGCTTCCCTTGCAGCTTTTGTAGTCCTCTCCCCTCTCGCTGCATCAAAGGTGTATTTTGCAAAAAGATCCGCTCCAGCTTCGTGAAGTAACTGCTGAAGATCTCTAGCCAGTAACTTTTTGTTATGGTCTGGAGAGTTTCGTAATGCCATCCACTCTTCAGCCGTTGATCCCATGACATTTCTCAATGAAGAAGGCTGCCAAAAATCGGTATCCCCTAGTAAGGCTGCAACATCATCAGTTGTCAGGTTGCCTATTGCCTGTCTTTGTGCAGAAGTAAGTGCTTCGCCTGTAATCTCTGCCCTTACAAGAACCTGTGATTTAAGAGCATCGGAAAGCCTGTCAATAGACCCTGCCTGACCGCCCGTTCCATTTGCAACCAACCTGAAAATATCTTTAAGGACGATATGGGCTAACTCGTGTTGTATTGTTATCATCGAATCAGCATCGTTTGTAATGGTTTCGCTTGTCTTAACAAACTCAACTAGGCTTGCAGACCTACGGAAAATAGAATCCATAAGTGCGTCCCCTAATCCTTGAACATCATCTCCTGCTCCCGCCGTAGGAATAACCCTAGCTGCGTAAGGCTGCCCTACCCTTTCTGCTGTTTCTCGAACCGCAGGGACGAGTCCTTGGATATATGTAGCCTCGTCAATACCAAAGGACTCAGCTAGAGCTTTTATTATCGGTCTGGAAATCTTAGAAGCTTGTTCTACCTGTTGGGGTGACAGGTTGAGTATTTCTCCAGAAGCTTTGAAATAACTATCCGTGTCTGTGATCTGGTAAGTCTTGGTAAGTGGACCCTCGTGAACAACTGTTAGGGGGGCTACTTCAGGGCGTTTCCAACCCTGTATTGTTTCAGTCTGACCTTCGACGCGAATTTGACTTTCAGTACGTACCCAAATCTTGCTTCCTGCTGGTGGTGCAGTCCCTCCTGCATCACGCGCTGCATAAGCAAGGCTTTCTTCAGGGGTGAAGTTTGCAACAAGCTTTCGCTCATTAGCGTCAAGAGCTACGGATGGGGGTGCTTGCCCTGCGTTATCTATTACATAGGATAACTGTGCTGGTTTTCTTATAGCTTGAGTACCAAACTTTTTATGGATTGCCCTGTAGGAACCCCTGATAATTTTGAACGGAATTGAAATATCTTCGGTCATCCATCTGAGGCTTCTTCCGGCACTTCCTATTCCAAAACCAAACCCTACCCACTCACCAGCCGTTGCTCCAGCCTTTTCTAGCGTTTCATTTCCAAGGGCTGCTCCGGGCAATGCTCCCATCGCCTGTGCGGTTGCGATCGGAATGAACTCTTCGTTCATTGGGTTAGCTACAACCCCTGCAAAAGCTCGCGCCCTTCTTGGACCAGAAGTCTTCTGAAGCTGTCGTTGCTGAAGCCCTGTTACCTGAGTCTTCTGACCAGCTATTTCTATAGGAGATAGGAGTTTAGTTACCTGATTTTCATATCTACTTATCCGCTCATTAGTAGGCATCAATAAGGGGAAGGGTGCGCTAGAAATTCCATTCGTTGTAAGTACTTGCTGGTAATAAAGCTCTTCAGCCTGTTCAAGCTCAGATGATCCAAGGGGATGCTCGTCTTGCCTACTCATGTATGGAAGAACCTCTTCCACATACAGAGCTTTATCCCTTGCTATAAATTCCCTGCCAGATTCTTTATTGGGATTAAATTCTTCCTTAGATGACGAGACTCCTATAAAAGCCGGAGTGTCATCAATTTCTCTCTGCTGCCTTACCCAATCATCATATTCTGTTTGCTTTTCTTTTCTGAGGTTTTCAACAGATTTCTCTGTCGTATCTATCCTCGTCGGACCACCCCATCCTGAGCCAGCGCTCCAGCCTGTAGTACCCTCCCTCCGTATTTCCTCGCTCTCTTTCTTGAACTGGGTGTAGTAATCAGACTCTTGGAAAGGAGCGTAGTTGGGATCGGGTTGATGTACGCGCGGGGCTGGAGGAGCATAGGTTGCTGCTCTATCATTCCTGCTAGCCATAAAGTTTCTAAATGAGGAAACCATTAGTAGTAAAGGAACCTAGTCCTTGGGCTAAATCGCCCCTGATCGCTGTATTGCCTACCCATCTGAGCGAACCGTTCCGTAAATGGAAGATCTTTTAGATAGTCAGAAAACGAAGCGTCAGGTGCGCCACCGCCAAGAACCTGCTCCCCAAGCTTGCCGTAAAAACCCTGCAAAGCTTGGTTGTATATATCCGAAGCTTGTCTTTGCCTTGTTGGAGTATCGAGAAGACCTTTTTGCCCTAGCGTTCCAAAGAAAGCAGCCCTTGGCTCTTCGTCAAGAAAACCAGAGAACGTAGGATTAATTGCCACTTATTTCTCCTAGAGTCCAAATCGGGATTGTATGAATTTTGCAAAGTTAGCTGTTTCCGTAGGCATCCCGCCACCTTCCGGCTGCATCTGCCGTACATAGTCAGCCCAAAGGCGGTCTTGACCTCCCTGACCTCTTTGTATTTGCTGAAGTGCTAGGGGAGAGTACTTTTGTCTTTGCGCTTGATAAGCAAAGTTTATTAAGTCGTTTATGTCCTGATACCCTGTCGCCCCCGGACTAACTACATCAGGGTTTATTAGTGCGCCAACTCTCTGCGCTTTACCGGGATTAATAGACCTCATTCCTTCAAGACCCGCTCCTGAAACATTAGCTAGATCTTCTATCCCTCCACTCAAAATCCCACTAAGTGCTTCTCTAGGGTTTGCGCCTGTGGCAAAGAGGTTTTGAGCAAACTCCCCAAAGTCCAGATCCCCCGTAGTTCCCGCATAGGGTCTATCAAGCGCGTTCATTATTCCATAGGCGGCTTCTGCTGGCTCAGCTAAGCTTTCTAAATAATTCCGTCCTGCATACCCTCCGGGTATATCTTGCCCGCCATATGCCTGTGAAATACCTTCTAAGAATCCAGCAAGGGGAGATTGCCTTTCTAGGCTTTGCCTTCGGAACCGATCACCGTAGCTACCACTTACCTCACCCAAACCCGCCGGATCGTATAAATTTGGGGTTCCTTCCCCTTTCTTCTCTAGATCTTGGTACATATTTTGTAGATTTAGTATCTGCTGTTCACGCCGTTCATCATCCGCTATTCTCTGTTTCTTTAATGCCTCAATCTCTGCTTCCCGCTCTGCCAACAGAGTATCAAGGTCAGGCGTTGGTCCCGTTTGATCTTTAGCTTTAGGCTTTTCTTTGACGACTTTCTTTTTTTCTTCCTTCTTATCGTCCTTTTTATCGTCTTTCTTATCGTCCTTCTTGCCTATTTGTTGAATGGTTCCAAGTTCTAGCCCCCAAATCCCAGACAGTCGGTTTTGAACCTGAGTTCGAGCTTCTGCAGGACTGTTTGCTTCTACCTGTTCGTAGCCAGAGTCGCCTTCGTCACTTGTGTAATAAATTCTGTAAAGCATGGTTATGCGCCGTTATATGTCCCCGGTCCGCCGGGAGTACCCGGAGGTGCTTGAGCAGGATCACCAGCCCTAGTGAATCCCTGCATTTGTGAAGAAAGAATATCATTAGATATTCCCGGCGGGCTACCTTGCCCACCACCTTGTCCTCCGGCTTCAGGGGGCGGAACTCCGCCTCCCATCATCATCGCCTGTACTTGCGCTTGCATCTGCTGGAACTGCATGTCCTGAGATTGTTCCTGCTGCTGTTCCTGCTTAAGCGTCTTCCTTAGAAGGTCAATATAGATAAGGGCTTTTTCCTGTTCCCCTGTTTGCATCAAGCCTTCTATCAGGGTTATCAACAAAGCTTTCGGCTCTGTTACGTGAGCCTGTTGTGCGCTGATTGCGTTCTTGAACTGGTCAACATCCGAAATCTGCAGGACGTTTTCCCATATCCATTCGTCAGGTGCAAGTGGTCGCTCTCCCTCTCGCATCATCTGTGCCATTGTTATTAACTGTGGTTCGTCCTGTGGCATCCTGACACCGAACTTAACTTCGATGGCTCCAGCACCTTCAACATCTGCAGGGTTAATTTCTTCATGGAAGTAACTTGATACGTCATTGTGGCGACCCGTTACATCCATCGCTTTGAATCCACCAAGCTGGTACTGCATCGAGATAAGTTCAGTTATCTGCTTGTAGCAGGAAGACATAGCCTGAACCCTTGGGGCTATCTGGTGGGCAGAGCCTTCCTGAAGAACCTTTGCTGCAAATCCTGAGATCGCAAAGGGAAGTTCCCCATAGCTTACGTTAGATAAGCCACCACGCTGAAGTTCGCCGGATATTTGTCCGACAAATGCAGGGGTGTCAATCGGCATTGTCACTTCGTCAAGAAGCTGGATTTCTGTTCCAGCGGGGAGTGGGACTTCCGATCCGTCCTGCCAAGGGTCAGATTCAAGAGTTGTTGTTCCATCAGGAGAAATAATCTTGTACGGTCGCCTGACCGCTCGCCTAACAAGTGTCTTGTAGGCACTCATTGCGAAGTTCAGGTCTTCATAGATCTGGCGGTTAGATGAAAAGATAGACTCGCCAAAGTCTTTTGCGGTGTCATCACTTGAAGTCTCGCCCTGAATCCAAGGAGCTGGACCCACAGCTCCAAGGAAAACGGGGGCAAATGGAGTGTTATTAATATCTCTGATGTTGTGCTTGGTTAGCCTTTTACCCCATTCGTAACCATCTTTGTCTTTAGCAACTATTATCCCGTGTTCTTCCCGTGAGTAGTAATCCCATACATCTACCCCTGCAAGCTCCCCATCTTTTTCTACCGCTGGCTCAACGTCTATCCTGAACTGGGATTTAACTGAAAGGGCAGATCTTCGCGTTTTGTGAGCTAGCCATACAACCCCATCGTCATCCATTTCGTAAATACAGTGAAGTGGATCGAAAGGCGTAATGTCTACATAAGTACTTCCGTCCTGTCGCTTGTTTAAAAGCGCCCGCCCTGCATACCAACCTCTAAGTACAGCATGAAAAGCAAGTTGTTCGCGAACAGTTGGCTGTCCTATCCGCTGCATCCGTTCATCAGCTAGGTTCAGGGAACCTATTGCAAGTTTTTCTTTCTTGGCTCCGGGGGTTCGGTCGGCAACAGCAGCGCTCATGTTTACCCGAATGGACATACTGGCACTAGTTAGGTAGGAGATAATCTTATCGGCTAGGATTCTGGGGGCATTTGACGTATAGCTCTGGTATCCGGCTCCAGCTTCATAGTTATTTAGCCGATATAAGCCATAATCATTTTCCATTCTGGCGCGTCTGGTGATAAATCCGGGGGATTCCCAAACTTCTTCTAGGGTTGTTGCCAGATCGTCTATCTTTGCCACATTACCACCTGTTTACTGCGATTATTTTCCCCTGACCCGTGGTTCTGGCATAGCCAAAATTCACAACAAGTCCGTAGGTTATAGCTTTTACTCCGTGGTTGAAAGCGTCCCTCGGAGTTTTTCCCACAACGTTACCTTCACGGTCTGTCCGCCAAGTATATACGTGCATTTGTTCATCAAACGGGTTGGCGCAGCCACCTAGTTCGGACAAAATACCCTTGCATTTAGGGTTAAAGACTAAGTTTGGCTGGTGAGTGACAGGGTTTTCCTTGAGGTATGTATTAAATCTTTCAACACCATCCATTATCCCAACGCTCTGGGACTGCATATACAGTCCGGCTTGCTGCAACCACGTATCTACTGGTCTGGATTCACCAAAATTATGGGCAGCTATGTCGATAACACCGTGGGAAACATCCTGCCACCAAGGTCTGTTCTGGCATATGTCAATAATATCCTCAGTAACCTTAAGTCTTTCGTAGATTTCGTCTATTACCCGTATCTGACCGTCAATTATCTGTACTGCCTCAACAGCATAAGCGGACTTTGTAACCTGAGAGTACCCCGGATCAATCCATAAATGTATTGGTTCGCCGGGAATGTAGGTAACATCGTCAGAAACGTGGTGGGCAATGTCAAACATATCGTGGACAAGACCCTTTGGAGGTGCTGGCTTGCCCGCAATTCGCTCGTTGAACCAGTTTTCGGAGTGTAACCTTTCAAGGGACAGGATTTCATCGTCCTGTCTGCCATCAGGATAGACAACCCTGTTTGTCCAAGACGGCAGTGAAAAAGAAATAGCGTCGTCATCGGGGTTATAGAACTTCCACGCCTCCCACTGGGACGGATACCAGCCTAGGGACATTTCGAAAGTACCCTCTAAGAATAGATACCCGCGCTTTTCTGCGATACGCCCACGTAAACGCAGGAAACTGTCATAGTCAATCTGGGATGCTTCACAAGTAACCACCATTCTAGGGGCTTCCATTGCAAGGCTCCGGTAATCGTTGGCGGATTTTGTCTTTATCTTAAATAGTCCGGGGTTATTAGCTGTCCCGCAGATGGCTTCCATCTCTCCGGGGTCAATACGTTTGGTCTGCTTGTATAGGAACCCTAGCTTTCCGAGCATATCGGTTAAGTAGTTCCACTCTGCCCGGTTACGCTCATAGTCAGCAGCTACAAGCCACACAATATCCCCATCCTCAAATTCATCAAGGTGGGTAATGATGGAAAGCGCTCCCATAAAGCTCTTTCCCGCACGCTCCCCGCCCGCAACAAGCTTGATTCTTGCTGGATGGTCAAGGATCTCGTCCTGTTCAGACCACGTAGTCACGCCGATCGTTTCTAAAAGGGCTTTTCGATCTTCGGGCAATAACAAAATATACCTCCTGAATAGCACAGACCCCAATGCAGGAGGCTTCAAGCACCGGGGTCTGCTTGTCAGTAAAGACTCCCGCATTACACCTTGCGGTTGAGACTGATTGTAAACCCTAACGAGGTAGTTTTTGGAGGAACACCCCGGATGTAACAATCCTGACGTATAGAAAATAACATGTTATGACAGCAAAAAGGAGGGAAGGAAGGGGGGATTATAGGGGGGTTAGTTAGGAGGATTAAACTAACAACCCTTTTAAGGGGTTGTTAGTTAACCAACAACAAGTAGTTAACTAGTAACAAGTAACTAGTGCGATTAAGGTGGAAAACAATCCGTCAAGGGGGTCCCTCTACACCTATATCACCAACTTCCAACACCATACCCCCCCATCAACACACTACCATCACCACACCAATACACACACCTCCTACCACCACATCACCCATCATCACCCACATACAACACCAACACACACTAACACACATAACATACTCAACATAACAAAAAACTTCCCACTGGCATCCCCGTGGTAGCCCCTTAGTCCTCCTAGGACTAACACTTGTTACTGCAGTAACAACCTCTGTTAGCCCCAGCTAACAGCTAGTTGCTAGTCTTGGGACTAGAAATACCGGAAATCTGGCTGTTCGGCAACTAGGCTGGCTCTCCGTGTGATCCTTGCGCGTCAAGAGAGGGGCAGAAACTGGCAATTTCTCCCTGATTTCCATCGTGATTTCGTAGTGGACAATCCTGCGCTACCTGCGTCTACGCAGCCGCAGAACTGCGTGGAGCTTCGCTCGGCGGGCGGTTCGTGATTTTTTCGGGTTTTCCAACAACTGTTAGTAACTAGTTACTATATGTTTTGGCAATTCTTTTTCTTTGCTTTAGTTTCTTTTTCTTTCCCCTCCCTTCTTGATTGTACTCCTTGAGGCAAGGAGTGGCTGAATAGACGAGGCAAAAATGACCTCACCAACAATCTAGGAGTCAACGATGATTAGCACAGCTAACCTGACAGCCAACGAGCAACTAGCTCTAAACCCTGGTTTAGACATAACCAAATACCGTAAGGTATTTGCCAATGACCAGCGTAGTGGCAAAGCTGACCTTCGGAAGGTCAAAGTAGCACTAGTAGCCATAGCAGCGAAGTGGGAACTTGCTTCACAAGTTGTCAACATGACTTGCAAAGTCATGAGACGACATCTCAACGAAGCTTTAGCTTCTACCGAGACTGGTACTGTGAAACAAGTTTCACAAAAACCTTCGGTAACTAGTGGCTCCGTCGATTTGGGAATGGTTACTGATACCAGTAACTTCGTCACCAAGGAAGATCTAGGGATCTTCAAAGCCGAAGTGTCCAACAAGTTCCAACTTGTTGACAATGCTCTGGCAGCGATTGCTGAAGCAATCAAGGGCTAAGTCCTCAGCTAGTAGCTAGTTGCTTCGGTGACTAGTTACTAGCAGCTAGTTCTTGGATATTGGTAGTCCAAGCTGACGAGTTACCTCGAAACTAGCAACTAGTCAGTATCAGAACGGAGTCAAACTTATGTTTGCAGCTTTCAATCTATCTTGCCCTAGCTGTTCCTCAACGGAACTAGTTGTCCTTCACAAAGGAAAAAGGTCTGGCAAACTTCAGTGTCAACCATGTAAATGGTTGGGTTCTTTAGCCCAAGCTAGCTAGATATAGCTAGTCAGCTTGGTACAAGTTGGGAGATCAGCCTCAACCCAACTTGTAAACCCCTAGTAGGAGGATTCTGCCATGTAAAGAAGCTAACGGCTCTGGCATAGGTCAAAATATGCCCTTGGTCTTGGGATGTGTATCCCAACTGATGATGACCCTAAAGGGTCGAAACCAGCCAGTAACTAGGAGTTACAAATGCACTACTCAGAACGTAGAGAATCCAATATAACCTCAGTAACTAGTACCGTTGATGCCATGATCAAAGGTGGTCATCCGAACCTGAAACTAGCTTGCACCATAGTCTACAAGGCTTATATCAGCTTGTACCGCAACGAACTGGATGAACCAGTTTCGTTGCATGAAGCCGTTGAGTTTGTCAACGATCGGATCGAAGCCTTCAAAGGCTCTGGACTAGTTAGCTACGAAGATCTTGGCAGATTGGTAACTAGCTACGGAGATCTGACCGACAAGAACGAGGAGTTGATTGCTGAGCAATCGGAGTTGATCGACAACTACGAGAAGCTAGTAGTTAAACAGCAAACAGCCCTAGACAGCCTTGGTCGAATCAGCCGCAAGCTAGTAGGAGTTGCAAGCTAACTAACTAACAACCCCCCTTATAGGGGTTGTTAGTGACCTGAGCAAGTCTTGAAACTGCTTGTGTTTATAACTAGTAACTTAAGGAGTTACAAATGTCTGAACTTATAGATGGCAAGATTACGAAGTCCGAAATCCTTGGAACGCACTTAGAACCTAGTTACGAAGGGGTATTAAGTGGCAGACAAGTCCGAAACGTCAAGAAATATCTACGTCGCTACCAGTGGCTTAGAGTTTGGTGGGGATTTGCTCCAGCAGCTAAACGGTTTAGCTACCGAAACATCATGGCTGTTGCACAGTTTGGAGATGCCGAAGATGCTAGTTGGAATCGAAAGATTGTAACTAGGGAAATCTTTGCAGATCAGTCTAGCAACCTTGAACTAGCGAAGGACTAGTAGCTAGTCGACCTGAGCATGTCCATAAACTGCTCGTGTCTAACACTAGTTACCTAAGGAGTAACAAATGCCACTACCAAGAACCCCTATAAAAGCTAGCGTCCGGCTTGAGAACCTAGTCGATGCACTAGAACAAGCAAAGGTCCAGATAGATGTAAGGTGCTGGAGCTATGCTGGAGGGAACCAAATACATGAACTAACTAGTGACTGTAACCCTAAAGAGGTAACCGATGTTCGGTTGCCAGCCGATAACCCTTGGAACAAGGAGTAACAAATGCGAATCTGCAAAGCAACTAAGAGGCGAAGGAATTTTGGTAAATACTGGTGGTTTCCCAAATGGGGTATCGAAATCCAACTAAGCTGGGGACATTTTTTAGTACTAGCTTATACCCCCAGAAAAGCCTTCCGCCTAGCAATCAGTAACTAGTTACAAAGGAGTAACAAGATGAACGAAAAGCTAAGAACTTGTGAATGGTGTGGTCAGAACGGAGTAGGAAGTATCCCTTTAGCTGGCGAGATGCTTTGCTCTAGCTGCCAACCTTATGGTTGGGCTGGTTTTATGAAACCAGACTACTACGAAAGCAACAAGGAGCTAGCTATCAAGAAAGCTAAGCGTCGTGGAACTTTCGTTAAGCACTACGAAAATATCGTAGATAGCCTAGACAAAGAGCCGGAGATAAACACCAAGGAGGTCTTGGTGGTGGATAACAAGGAACTAGTTACGGCACGGATAGCCTTCGGGTTCTTGTTCGCTGCAGTTCTAGTAGCGGTATACGGAATATACCTAGTAGGAGATAAGTGCTAATGGCTAGCATCAACGACAAGGGAATCATAGATCAAATCACTAGTAACAAGGGGGTCTACGAAGTAGGCGGAGAGTCTGACCCTGCTGTTACTCACATCATAGAGTACGGCAACATGTTCGATGGTCGAACTACTTACTCACTAGCTTGGAGCGAAGCAGAGTTCAAGCACCAGTGGGAAACCGGATTCTTTGCATGGAAAAGGTTGTACTGGTCACTGGACAACGGGTTCGGAAAGAACAACATAAGAGACTGGTAACAAGTGTTACTAGCTAATCAACAAGAGTTAGGAGAACTAGCAATGACACCACTAGAACAACTAGAAGCTTGGGCTAACAAAGGCTTGAACGTCACGCTTCATATAAATGACGGTCACGAAACTGAACTAGGCAAGCCTTCATACTGCCTGTTCCTTAGCAACGACGAGGGTGAATGGAGTGACGACGAAGACGTACATGGTTCGATTGCAGAAGCAATAGAAACTATCAAGGCTGCACCTTTTACACCTTGGGAGGACTTCAAGCGAGTTGACCCTGATAACTTCACTTGTGAATTACCGGACTCGGTGACTGCAGAGGAATCAGACGAGCCTTGTTCGGAATGTTCAAGAACAGAACGAGATGATGACTGGGTTGACGCAGCTAGATTTTAAATAGAGGTTTACGAAGAAGAAAAGGACAAGGACTAGCAATGCCTGAAGTTAACGAGAAGAACTGGTTTGATTACATATACCTAAACAAGGGGGCTGTCTTAGAGCGTGAAGATGGAGAGTTAAAGCTAAGGGTCGAAGGCTGGAAATTCGACGAGAGTATAAGTGATTGGGTCAAAAACGGTGACGATCTAGTGATCGGGTTTTATGACCCTAGTGAGGGGGAAGAAGATTGCTACTGTGAAGGCTAGATTGTAAAACTGTCCCTAAAGTTTGGAATGAATACCAAAGTACTAAGGAGTTTGGAATGGCAATAGAAATTTGTGATGGCTGTGCTTACCTAGATGACGACATCTTGCATAGATGTTGGGCTAACCCAGATTCTTGCAAAGATGGCAAGGATTGTCCTGATTACATAGGCGAAGGCAATTGTGGTTGCTTTGTTTGCAACGAGTAAAGGAGAACTAGATGCTTTGTAAATGGTGTGGCGGAACAGTATTAACAGAGTACGAAGTAACTAAGTGCGTAAACTGCAGTAGAGAACCTAGTTCCA